CACCGAGAATGATCCAGCCGGGAACCTTGGAGCACGTGTGGCTGTGGGGTGAGCCCGGTACTGGCAAGAGTATGTGGGGTGCTGTCAAGTACCCCAATGCCTACATCAAGATGGCGAATAAGTGGTGGGATGGCTGGGACGCGGCCGATCCTAACCACCAAGTGGTGATCCTAGAGGATCTAGGACTTGAGACAGGGCGCGCTCTGGGTGACCACATCAAGATATGGGCGGACCGATACTCGTTCAGAGGAGAATACAAGAACGGGTCGATGATCGTGACGATCAAGAAGCTGATCGTGACATCGAACTACTCGCTACAGACGATGTACGAGCAAGACCAAGACCGCCTGCATGCGATGCAGAGGCGTTTCAAGGAGCTCGAGTTGCGTGCAGGCATGCAAGTGACTGCGAGTGAGGACGACACCTTTGTCGAGGGATCCCAAGGGACCCAATAAAAACTCTTTCTATTCTTGATGGTAGGGGGGCTCCGCCCCCCTAAAACCCCCTTGCTAACTTCTAATTTAAATATTAAAAAAAATTTTTCTGGGGGGCTGCGCCCCCCAGACCCCCCTGACGGGGGGCCTGGTCTTTTACTGTGCCATTATCCCTATGATAGAATTCTAGGGTTTGCTCAGAAGCTAAGAAATGCCAAAATTGTCCCAATTGAATTGAGAGAATATACAAATGTAGTCAATGTGCACCATGAAGTGACATACTGGCGGGTCAGTAGAGGTCTCATTGATCATCCACAACACGAAGACAGACTGCTCGTCGGGATTCTTGGTAGCATTGCCCACAAAACGTGGATTCAAGGCTGTCCCAGCCTTAGAACCATAAGTTTTCTTCAAACTCCAGCTCTTCGAGCGATAAGATTGTGACTTGTTAGGAACAGCATTGACAGCACCGACAGAAGCCATGAACCCTGGTATCATGCCTTTCTCAATAGCATTAGCGCCACTCAGAGTAGCAGGCATACGTCCAGACGTATCTTGAAGCGAAATACCCCAATTTGCTGGGAACTTGTTGTTGCCATCACCAAAGCCAAGGGCTTGCACGTACATACGGGAACCAATGACAGTGTACTCGTCGTACAAGGTCATCCACTGATCGAACAGGTGAGGCTGATGGCCCCCGAATGCCAGATTCGGGTCAAACAACCCATTCGTAGAGTACTCAGCGACCAGAAAGTCCCCAGTATTGTTGCAATCCATCAAAACCTCTTCAGCATATCGCAACCTGACAGGCCAGGTTTTCCCCTTGGGAAAACCACCAAGGGGCAGCCCACGACGGCGAGTTACACGACGACGCCGCGTGAATTTCCGGCGCTGAAAGCGCCTGCGGCGAGGCCGACGAGCATAGACCCGCTTCCGCCTCATCTGAGGTTTGAATTCAAATTCAAAAAGCGCGCCATTTATAGCCCAAAATTGGACCTTCTAGAACTTACCGAGCCGCGACGCATTTGGCTCCCATTTGGCTCATCCCACAATGGCTCACAGCTCCGCCTACCATTTATAAGGAACAAGGATGCTCTGGGGTAATACTGCACCCAGAGCATCCACATGTCTCGTGCACTAGACTGGTGTTTTACCATTCAAGGGCACAGCCCGACTGACCAAACAATTCTCCGAGTACTGGGAGCCGATGAGGCGACCCAATACCTCGTGTTTGGAAGAGAAGTGGGAAGTGGAACCGGGCAACCTCATCTCCAAGGTTATGTCCGTTTTAAGAACGCGAGAACGTTCGGTGGCGTCAAGGCACTTCTGCCTCATGGCGCTCACATCGAGAGGAGATCTGCCCCCCAAGCAGCTGACGCCGCAGACTACTGTGAAAAAGAAAACGACTTCGAGGCGTTCGGCTCGAAACCTCAACGGCGGGGTGTGGCCGGAGGAAAGGCGAACCAGCAACGCTACAAAGACGCGATACTTCTAGCAAAAGCTGGAGCATTCGAAGAACTATGCGACCAATATCCTGATATCTGGCTCCGATTCGAACATGCTCTGCGGCGCCAACACAAACCACCGAGAATGATCCAGCCGGGAACCTTGGAGCACGTGTGGCTGTGGGGTGAGCCCGGTACTGGCAAGAGTATGTGGGGTGCTGTCAAGTACCCCAATGCCTACATCAAGATGGCG